ACGGTAGCTGACCACATGTCAGATGCCGAATATGTGATGGAGTTGATGGCAATAGACCGGCAGATTAAACAGTATTACGCCGACATCAAGCACATATTTATTTACCACTTCCAAGAAGCCGGGATGTGGGAAGAGTTTTGGCAGCGGATGGATAAGGTGCGCTCTGACCGGGAAGCAAAGGCAGAAGCTAAGCGCCGTGTAGAGACCGAGAAGCGCTTGCATGAGAAAGCGGTGGCGATGAAAAAACGCCGAGCTAGACAACACCTGATTGATACTGTTGAGATGGTGGGTGCGGGCATTGTGATTGTAGGTATCGTCTTTGTTTTCTTTTGGACGATGTGGTGGATGTTCCAACAAGGAGAATGACATGCTAGGACTGGACGCGCTGTTGGGTATCGGCGGCAAATTGATTGATAAACTGATTCCTGACCCGGAACAAAAGGCCAAGGCGCAACTGGAACTTGCCAAGATGGCGCAGGACGGGGAGCTTGCCAAGATGGCAAACGATACGGACTTGTACAAGCCAGAGCGAAACCGCACTTTGTCGCAGTCAAACCAGCCGCCTTCATTAGAGAGCGTGGTACCTTCACGGTTTACACCGGGGCGAAACTGTAGTTTCTGTAATGGCATAGTTAATAGTCAGCCCTTTAAGTTTTGATACAAACCAGCATAGCCACGTTTACTGGGCGATTTTCCGTTGCGGTTGGTACTTGTAGGGCGGTATCAATATTTATATCAATACCAGTATTACCGCCCGCAGCAACACCATTGTTTCCTGCTGCTGAACCGGGGGCAGTAAACACTCCGGTAGCTGTATTTACAGCAGATGAGTGCACTCTTCCTATGTTTGTAATAGCACCCGTTAATCGTCTAGAAGCGTCACTTTGCGCTGAACCGATAGTACGACCGGCATCGGGTACAGACGCAGTAATAGTAGTAGAAGTTACAGTTTGGCTAGTATCGACCGTATATGTACCTGCACCCCCCGCAGTGCCAGTTAACTGTATAACAATCTTTGTATTTGCTACAACGTTCGTACCAGATAAAACATCACCGGCTTGTATAAGACCCGTTGGTGTAGGAGCTACAGTAAGAGTAGTTGCGCTGATAGAGCCAGAAAAAGTAGCCGCTGTAGATGTCGCTGTAGCCCAACCGCGAAGAAACATACCCCTAGCATCGGGTAAATTAAACGTAGTGCTGCCATCACCGGAGCCGTACACGGTGCCAATAGCGGTAAAAAGTGCTGCGTAAGTTGCGCGTGAAACTGCTGCCCCGTTACACTGTAGCCAGCCAGTAGGGGGAGTTGTATTACCAAAGTAGCCCACCATACCGGACGGAAAAGGCGAATCCTGCGTTTGCCCATTAGGAAAAGTAATCCCGGCATCCCCACTTATAATTAATGACATAGCTTACTCCTTTGGGTACTTGGCTTTGACTGCCAAGCAAGCGTTAATATAGGCTTGCACTTGGGCTTGGTCGCCTTTAACGACTCCGTCAAGATACTCGCGGTAATCTGGGTATTCAACGGCACGAAGTTCTGCGTACGTTGGTGCTGGCAACTTTGGTCTTAGCGCCTCCGCTTCTTCGTCTGTAATCTGTACAGAACCGGGTGGTAGGAGATATTCGTGCCCGGCGTCATCAAGCCAGTGCAGTTTATTTTCGATGTCTTTGTAGTGTGGCATTTTCAATCCTTTAGCGGAGTTCAGCCCAAATGGTAGTACCCCGATCACTGTTAATGCTATAAGACCCGCTTGCTGGAACAATAAAAGTGTGGGGCCAATACATTGCATTCCCGCTAGATAGATATGCGGAAGTTACAGTTACACCGTTAACTACACACGAAACATTAAGAGAGCCGCCGCCGCCGGATGTAAATGCAACTAAAATTGGCTTACCCGTTGTGTTGTAGTAGGTCGTACCGTTTGATGATCTGCTACCTCCAACATTCTGCCAAGTCTGCCCATATCCAATAGAACTCAACGCAGTCAATGCCTGACCACCTACACCCTGAATTGTGCTCGGCGCTGTTGCCCATGTACCCGCTGTGGCCTGTGTAGAATCAACAAACCCTACCACACGATAAGGCACACTTGTTCTTGCAGTTGTTGAATAAATGACGTTCGCGCTATCCGCCGCACCTGCACCACCTTCTGCTGTGGTGGTTATCAAATTTGTTTCATCAAGCTGGTTACCGCCAGCGATGTTCACTACAGCAAGTTCAACTGTGCCCGCGTTATCAATAGCCAGAACAATGATACGAGACGCTGTTGCGCTAATTGTCCCTAGCGTTGAACCAGACGACACCGTCATGCTAATAGCGGTGGCTACATTTCTAGTATTGACCGTACCGCTACTTAATGTTGAGCTACGGAAAGCCAGTGTTGTAGGGTTAAGCGTAACAGTTAGGGCATTACCAGAAACAGAAGCTGTAATTGGTTGTATTGAAATCCCGCCTGCAAAAATGCCGCCTGTTACAGAAAGCGTTCCCGGTATTGCTACCGCGCCACCCGAAGTTATTGTCAGAAAATCCGTTCCGCCAACTTGTATCGCTGCGGAGCCGTCACCATTAGCTTTAAGTCCTGTTGACATTTTTTACTCCCACATGATGTTGATGGAGCCACCGTTGAAGGTGTCTGATGGAGAGCCTGTCGCACTAGCAATAATACGCAATCTAGTTAATGCGCTTGCTAAGGATTTTGATCCGCCAGAAACTATGACATTGGCCGTATTTCCGTTTGCGCCAGAAAAACTAAAGCACCATAAGTTTGTATCTACCAAAGTAATAAACGCATTTCCAAAAACGTTATATAAACTACCGCCGTTATAAATACCAAAACCAGTGCTTACATTCCCAGCAGAAGTTGCTGCTGTATTTACCATTACCCCCGCAGCACCTTGATAACTTGCTATTTCAAACGCACTTGCGGTTCCTAATTGGATTTGAAAAGTACCTGTGCTATTTGTACTTACGTTATGAAACATCACCGTAATTCGTTTTGCCCACGGCGGTATGCTGGTGAACTCAATAGCTGTACCTGATGTAGATGCGACAGCCGTACCAGACACCAACATCAAATTCCCTGCGGTCCCTGTTACTACCTGAGAAGCATCAATATTAATTGCCGTCGTACCAGCGCCTGTACCGGTCTTTAATTCCAATATGCCGGTGTTATCTGGCGTTAACGCCAATCCGCTTGTTGCATTACCTGCCAAAATTGTCGTTGCCATATAAACCTCTTAAATAACAACCAGACGTTGACCATCCGGTACAGTAACCGCAACTGAAGATGTTACCGTTGTTAGCGTAACAAGCTGGGTAGACGGCGGGGCAGTTGCCACCGTGTAAGTTCCCGCGCCGCCAGTACCTGAGACAAAAGCTGTAACCGCAGTGCCCGCAGAAATGCCCGTACCCGTAACAACCGCGCCTATATAAAGTACCCCGGAAGCTATCGTCGTTATAGTCGTAGAACCCACAGTCTGCGAAATATTTAACTTGTAAGTACCCGCCCCACCTGTCGTGCCAGTAAGCTGTTCAAGAATCTGCGTGTAGGGTAGTACGTTTGTACCGCTAATAAATTGATTAAGCCCGATAGTCCCCGTAACGGAAGACGCAGTTAAAGTCGTACCAGAAACAACCCCAGTAAATGAAGAAGCCGCGTCCACCGTTAATGTATTACCTGCTAAACCCGCACCATTGTCGATCTTAGCTATGCACTCAATTGATATAACTTGCATCGGTCCAGTGGTCATTGCGTTTTTACCGGATGTGAGCGTGTAAGAAGCCGTGACAAGCGGGCTGTTCTCGTAGAAAATTTGGTTGCCCGCAGAACCCGTTGCGCCGCCACCAATAGAACTCCATTGACCAGTATTAACGTCGTAACCTTCGTATTGCCCAAATGTTGTGTTGTAGCGAATACCTGTACCAGCGCGTTGCACAGATGTGCCTGTTGGCAGTCCAAGACTGCCTGTACCGCTAAACGTGCCGTTGCCAGAAACAGACAGGTCGCCATAAATGCGGTCAACTCCGTTATAAAAATCCCACTTACTGGTCGTAGAATTAAACGCGCAAAAAACTAAAGCGGTCTGCCCTGCGGGAATAGTTACTGATGCAACTGTCCCGGTTTGTGGGGTTATGGAATTGGCGGAAGCAGCAGCTACGATTGTTGCGGTTCTACCGGGGGAGGTTGTACTGTTTTTTACAATATAAAGCTTATTTATTGGTGGGGCGTACAAAGTAAAATTTGCTGCTGGGGTACCGCCAAGAATTAAAACGGCTTGCCGCGCCTGATCTGTTACGCCATCAAGCGCAGTCAGTGCTTGGTCACCTGTGATGGTGATATTTGTGGCTCCTGTAATAGCTTCAGTCAACAGGGTCGCCAAATTTGTATTGGTCGTATTGCCCCACACCCCGGCTTGTTCGCCAGTGCCAATCTCCGCTATCCGGAGGTTGTTATTAAAAGTAGTAGGCATGGTCTTTCCTTAATTAAGCCAGCATGGTTTCAGCGTGGGTCTTGGCTTCTGCCACCCGGCGCAGCCACCCTTTACCGAACGTCGCAAACGTAGGCAGACTGCGGTAAAACGCTTCCTTTTCTGCACTGAATTTTGCCACTAATTCGCTCTGATTGGCATCTTTTAATGATTGCATAGTTTTGGGTCCAATAGCGCCGTCCGGGGTAGCACCGATGGCTTTCTGCATGGTTTTGATCGCCCGCCCCGGCCCAGCGTTGACCGCAAAGTCAAACATCAGATAGTCCAGACCATCAGGCATCTCATCAGCCTTGACCGCATCCCAGTACTTCTTCTTGTACATGGGGGCTACCACTTCGGGTGTCAGAGCGCGCATTGCCTTTTCATCAACAGGGTGGCCTACCCACTCTTCCCAGACTTTCTTGGTCACGCCAAGGTTCGTCATGCCGCCGGGGTCTTTGGGATGGTTTACGAAACCCCCTTCATGCTTGAGTATCGCCTTCAAGGCGTCGTCAAAGTTCTCTTTCATTTTTTACTCTTCATATCAATGATCTTCTCAAGGGTGCGCCCGCCGAAGTAAAACGACATCACAAGCATCCCCCACTGACCCAGCAGTTCCACGAAAGAGTCAGCAATATCCAGAGCAGAAGCGTCGAGGACGGCGAGTGCCATGTAGGCTACCAAGATGTAGACTAGGGTTAAGGGTCTGATGTTCTTTGACAGCCAGCTATCGCTTGCCATGTCGGCTTGCTGGCGCTGGGTCAGGTTATTCTGCTCGGTCTTATATAAGTCTGTGTCATTTGCCATCTTGGCAAGCTCACCATCCTGCGCCATCTTGGCAAGTTCCAGTTGCGCACGGGCTTTCTGTTCCGGGTCTGGGATTAGCTTATCAATCAGTTTGCCGCCGATACCCAGCAGCGCGTCAAGTCCTAGCATGTCAACCTCCTTGTTGGAACATCCACCACATCGCCCAAAAGAAAACAAAGACGATGCCCACAATCACAATGCCCGCACCCACCATCTCAACATTATCAATCAGGTGTTGTCTAGCGCGGCGTTTCTTCATTGCCACCGCCTTCTCGTGCAACCGTTTCTCAGTTTCTGCCCGGCGCTTGGCTTCTGCCTTGGCTTCACGGTCAGAGCGCACCTTATCCATCCGCTGCCAAAACTCGTCCCACATCCCAGCTTCTTGGAAGTGATAGATAAAGATGTGCTTGATGTCGGCGTAGTACTGTTTAATCTGCCGGTCTATTGCCATCAACTCCATCACGTACTCGGCGTCTGACATATGGTCAGCCACCGTCTCACCCCGCTCTACCGCCTCTTCTTGTGCCGCCTTTGCTTCTTCTAACTGCGCTCTGCTAGTTTCGTACTTGCCAGCGGCGGAAAAGAACTTGGTAACCCCCGACATAGAGTCAGCCAACGTTTTCCCTGACTCAACTGCGCCGTTAATCTCGTCAAACGCTTCACGGGCCAAGGTAGCGGCCTCTTTAATACCTGTGACAACCGCCTTAACCCCCGCAACCGCCAGACCAATTGTCAAAGGATCAATCATACCGTATCAATATCAGTCCAGCTTGTTCCTGTGTTGGTGTTAATTACCGTCCAGCCCGTGCCCTGCGCGTTCTGTATTACTTGCCATCCCGGTAACTGATTGTCATTGATCAGTTCCCACAAAAGCCGTGCCAACGACTCATCCAGAATAGTCGCGCCTTCACTAATTTGCAAAGTAGTTATGATGTTGCCAACAGCCAACGCTTCGGCTATCGCGGTCTCGTCAATAGTTGCAACCCCGTCCAGTTGGGTGGTCAGCGCATCTGCACCTGTGGCTGTTTCATTGACGCCACCAAATGCGTCAAGCTGGGTATCTGTTGTATCTGCGCCTGTCGCGGTCTCGTCTACTGCGCCAACTCTTGTGAGCGTAGCGGCTTCGGTATCTGCACCTGTAGCTGTTTCTGCGACGGCTGAAGTGGTCTCTATATTGCCCTGTTGAGCATCAGCACCCGTGGCTGTTTCTGACACCGCACCTACTCGGGTTAATGCTGTAGCTGTTGTATCTGCACCTGTGGCTGTTTCTGAGACTGCCGAAGTAGTTTCTATGTTGCCTTGGAAAGCATCGGCGCCTGTGGCTGTTTCGGCTACAAACAGTTGTAGTGACGCAGTATTGGTGAGTTCGTCTGCGCCTGTGGCTGTTTCAGAAATGGCTCCTACTGCATTTAATTGACTTGCTGTTGTATCAGCACCCGTGGCTGTTTCTGAGACTGAGCCAACCCGAATTAAGAGTAACGTAATAGCATCTGCACTAGTAGCATTTTCGTCAATGCTTACGGCATAGAGATTGCCGCCAGAAAAAACCCAACCAGTATTATTACCGTTATCTACGTTACCGTTTGACGTAAAAGCATTCCAAATAGCGCCGCCTGTTGCATTGCTGTCTTGAATATCAAGGAAAGATGCGTTTACTGTTCCAGAAGACTTGGAGAGCGTGAACTGCGTGGCTGGGGTAGAACTGCGGATTGATACCAAGTTGCCTGACGAGCCAGACAAAGTGAAGTTATTAACCGTTGTTGTCGTACTAGCAGGGAACGTGATCTGGCTGGCTGTGGCGTTCGTATTGGTGATGTTGCTAAACGTATTTGCACCAGTAATTGTCAGCGTTCCAGCACCGCCTTGGTTTAATGTGCAGTTGTAAGTAGAACCACCGCCGACAAACGTCTTAGCAGTTGCAGCAGTCATGGAGATTATGCCTGTGCCCGTACCTGCTGTAGTGGTAAATCCTGTTGGAGCCGCGTTATTCCAAGCGGTGGCACTTGCAGCAGAACAAACTAAAGTCCCACCATTAAATGTCAAATTCTTTGTGCCAGTAGCAGTTGCTGCGGAGGTGGTATTTGTAAGAGTAAACCCAGCTAAATTAAGCGTCCCATTCGTTAGTGTTGTCGTAACATTTTGACCTGCATCCGCCAGCGTGGTCGTAATTCCGGCTGTGTTGATATTTAATGAGTTAATTGCTTTACCAGTATATGTCAGCGTTCCTGTACCGACCATTGTAAAGTTAGCGGCTATGTAATTGCCGCCAGAGGCTAACGTGAACCCATGACAAGATGCTAGGCTGGGGGTACAAGTTGACCCGGTGAAGTTAATTTGCCTAAACGTAGATCCTGTTTGAAACGTAGGAAATGATGAGCCTGATGTCAGGTTGATGTTTAGTCTATTTGATGCAATCGCCCCAGCAGTATCACCAAATCTAAACGTCCTTGTAGTGGACATTGCCGCTGATATGTTTGATGTGCCAGTAAACGTAAAGTTTGTGGCAGTTGCCATCGACAGAACTGTTGATCCGGCTGTGGTTGTAGTGGTGACAATTGAGCCGGTTGTGCCGAATGCTATAGTTCTAGTGTTTGAGTTGCTTGAGCTAAACAAACCTGTACTTAACGTCAGGTTGTTCAGGTCTAACGTACCGTTGGTTAGTGTTGTTGTATCAGCAGTATCTACTGTTAAATTATTTGTAAGTAACTGAATGCCACCACTAGGAGCATCAATAGTTACGTTTTGTGGAAATGTCTTGCCACCAGAATTTAACGTTTTAGTTGATCTATTGGAAAACGTATAAGTACCAGTACCAGTCGGCGTTACACCTGAACCATAAGTAAAGTTTCCGTAAAACGTAGGAGAAAACGTACTTGAAGCTAACGTCATTGCGTTAGTACGTGTTGACGAATCTAATGTGCCAATATTCCAAGCACCATTGATTGTTATGGTGTTTCCAGCAGTTAACCCGGTGTTTTCAATAATTGCTGTATCTTGTGGAAGCGGATAGTTTGTAGTTGCTACACCTCCACCTGAACTCGTTGCCCAACCGTTAGCGTTCCAATTACCACCTGCTGCCAAGTTCCAGTATTTGCTCGTTCCAGCCACAAATGTAATGTTGCTGTTACCACCGCAATCACCTAACCTAGTACCAGATAACGTACCATGCGCTCCTGCTATTGTGATGTCACGGAAGTCAACATCAGTAGTTGAAGCAATAGCTGCACAAGTTAATGTGCGAGATGTTCCAAGCGTGTTTGAACGAACAAACTGTCTTTCATTACCGTTACGGCCATTGATTGTCAAAGTTCCATTAATTGTTTGATTTGCGCCAATAGTAATATTATTGAGTCCAGCACCAACAGTTGTGGAAAACGTCAAGTTGTTAAATGTATTTGTGCCATCAATAGTTTTTATTAGAGCAGTAGACGGAGTGCCTGTAAAGGATACGTTGTAGTAAGTTAAACCACCACCAGAAAATCCGGGGCCATTTGATGACAAGGTAATAGTTGAAGTTCCAGCATTTAATGTAGCATTAGTGCTTGTGCCTATGTTCCATGCGCCAGCACCAGCAGATAACGTAATCGTAGACGCATTTAAGTTTATTGTTCTTGTATTGGAATTGCTTGATGAAAATGTTGAAGCAGTAACCGCATAGTTACTTACTGAAGTATCAAAAGTTCCATTGGTAAGTGTTAATGTATTAGTACCGCAACTAAAAGCAGAGCCAAGTGTCCATTCTCCACCAACACCGTTAAGCGTAACAGCAGCACCAAACGCAACGCCATTAGTCGTTATGGTCTTGCCCGTGGTTGTGGCATTAAATGTCGTTGTACCTGTATAGGTACGTGTGAAGTTTGTAGCAGGGAACTCAAGACTACCGCTAACAGTCAAGCCAATGCTTGTACCTGCTAGGGTCATTGTAAAATCAAGGCCAGACGCTGTGAAGTCGTTACAAAGCCGTGGTGTTGTCGCCATCGTGACGGTGAAGATACCGCCAGCATCACTACCTGCATCAAAAAATACGTTATCTGCCGCCGTAGGCACAGAAGCGCCACTAGCGCCCCCCGACGAAGCGGACCAGTTAGCTGTGCTGGTGCCGTCCCATGTACCCGTGCCCCCAACCCAATAGCGATCTGCCATTCATCACTCCACCGGTGGTTCTTGCACTTCTTCCGTGGGGACGTATGAAACAACGGCTATCCAGTTGTCTAACCGTTGTTGTTTCATGGCCTCAATTTCTGCTTCACTCAACATGTGGTCATCCGGCAAGTGCAAAGCATCACAAAACTTGCCGTACTGAGTGTCAAAGAAAAAATCAATCTTCATGATTAGGTACCGGTCAAGCTGAAGGTGTAAGTCACATTCAGAGTGTCACCACTTATCACTGAACGAGCGCCGCCAGTAAATGCTTTGGCTGAAAACAACGTGCCAGTTGTGCCGCCTTTGGTGTTGTTGCTGGTTAGAAACGCGCCGTTAATCGTGGTTGTGCCGTTAATAGAGAACACAGCTACCGATGCAGAGTTATCAAGCACCGATGGGTTCGCAGTTGTTGCTGTACCAAATGTTGCTGTCGGACGGTTTGCTTGCGAATAAGTAGTATCTTCAGTCCAACCGGCGTGTGAAGCCATGGTATCGCCACCAACGATTGAAGTCAGAGTGCTAATCAAACCCAGATACCACACAGTCGTCTGCGCAGCGGCATCCAGCGAAGTAGAGACCATGTATTGCAGACCTTCGTTCACCACAAGGTTGGGGCCTTTTTCTTCCCACTTCAGGTTGCCGTCTTTGTCGTAGCAAAGAATGTGAAATACGCCGCCAGCATGAACTTGCTCGATTTCTGTAGCGGGTCTGATTACTGCGGCATCAACACTGTCGCCCGCAATTGCTTTTACGTTGTTCATACCTATCTCCTCAAGGAAAACGAATTAGTGCCGTCGTTGCCGTGTTTGCTGGCATCGTAACGGTGTTGCTTACACTACTAAAAATTTTATCCGAACCAAAATCTAAAACAGCTACCGACTTGTTGCCCTGCGTAGTGTTGTAGATCA